AAAACCGTGCTCGCGAGACGCTACCGGGTGACCGCCCGGACTATCACAAACTGGATCCGGGCCGGTTTGCCACAAAGAGACGATGGTTGTTTCGACACCGCGCAAACCGATCTTTGGGTTAACCGTAAACGGGGGATCCTACCGCCGGCAGCCGCCGGCCTTGAACCGGGCGCCGCCGCCACAGATAAGGGAAAGGATTTTTATGATCGCGAAAATAAACGCTGGCAAGCAAAACTCAAGCGCCTCGATTTCGAGCGGCGCCAGGGCGAACTTATCGAACGCGCGCAACTTGAGCGCGAGCGGGTGGCCCGGGTGGTCGCACTCAAGCAAGCGCTTTTGACGATACCTCGATCAATGGCGCCGATCCTGGCGGCCACCACCGAGCCGCGCGAGGTGGAACGGATCCTTGAACGCGCGATCAGCCGGGCCATTGAACGGTTTTCCCGACCACTGAACATAGAAAAGGCGGAATAAATACAAAAAAATCGCGCCGTGCGCTGCGCGGCGGACGAAGTGAACGTAAAAGAGGCGGCGGTGGGTTAAAAAAGTGGTATAAACGCAGTGATAAAGCGGATTGACAAGGATCGAGGGGGCGTGCTATGAATTTTATGTGGGATTGCATGATGAACACTGCAATGGTCATTTTTGGTGGTTTTTTGTGGTGTGTTTTGGCATTCGCCGTGCTCTATCTAATCGGGTTGGTATGGCGGTGGGTGGACCGTGACGGATATCAGTTTTTTATGGACTGAAATCGAGCGGGCAGCCTGGCGACTGCCCGAAAAAATCACCGTCTCTGAATGGGCGGGCCGTTACCGCATATTGCCGGCGACACATTCCGCCGAGCCGGGGCCGTGGATCTCCGAGCGAGCTCCATACACTAATGAAATCATGGACGCTTTTAGTGATCCGTTGATTGAGCGGATCACGGTTGTCGCCTCGGCGCAATCGGGCAAGAGTGAAGCGGCTTATAATATGCTCGGTTATGCGATGGATCAGGATCCGGGGCCGGCACTGATCGTGCTTTCAACAGACGCCACCACCAAAAAGGTAAGCGCCCGGATCCGGCAAATGGTCGAAGAATCCCCGGCGTTAAAAAAAGAACTCACCCAAAATCCGGACGATATCAAGCAAAAAGAATTCACCACCCGCCGAATGATCGCCTGGTTTGCTACCGCCGGATCAAGCGCCGATTTGAGAAACGTCTCCGCGCGCTATCTAATCTTGGACGAAACGGACGACTATCCGGCGGCGGTGGGTGACCAGGGCTCACCGTATGAAATGGCCGAGGCGCGGACGACTACATGGTGGAACAGAAAAATTATTCAACTCTGCACGCCGTCCACAGAACGCGGCTATATCTGGACGCAATACCAGTTATCGGATAAACGGCGTTTTTGGGTGCCCTGTCCAGAATGCGGCGGCTATCAAACACTGAAATTTGCACAAATCAAACACCGTGGCGCCGAGCTCGGCGCCTGGCCGAAAGACAAACGTGATCCCGGCTACATTGTGGCGAACCGGGCCGCTTGTTATCAATGCCAGTATTGCACTCGCGAGATCGATGATTTTGAAAAGCCGGCCATGTTGCGGCGCGGGTCATGGGTGCCCGAGGATCACCCGATTGATCGGAAAACCGGGGCGGTGGCCTTCCCCCGGCCGGTCAATCCACACGCCGGGTTTTGTTGGTCCGCATTGTATTCGCCCTGGAGAACATTTAGCGAAATAGCGGCAAAGTTTTTTGCGGTGGCCGGTGACCGTGAAGCATTGCAGGCTTTTACTAACTTATGGCTTGCCGAGCCGTGGAAAGAGACGGCTTACACGGCAAACACGGCGGAAATTCTGGAGCTCAAAACCGATCTGGAGCCGAACATAGTACCGGCCGGCGCCCTGGGCCTCACCGCCGGCGTGGATGTGCAAAAAGCGGGATTTTGGTTTGTGATTCGCGCCTGGTTTCGTGAGGGTTGGTCGCACTTGATTCGTTATGGGTTTGTGGAGACGTGGCCGGAACTGGATCAACAGCTTTTCGGCGTGAGTTATTCAGGCGAGGCGGGTGATTTAGTCTATCCGGTGTGGCGCATCGGCATTGATACCGGTGGCGGAACGGGTGACGATGACGACGCAACCATGACCGAGCAAGTTTATTCATGGTTGCGCCGGGTGGGTTTTCAGGGGCAGGTTTACGGGGTTAAAGGGATCAGCCGGCCGCTGGTTGCCGGCCGGCGCATGATGGCGACCGTTATCGATAAATATCCCGGCCGATCCGGCCGAAGGATCCCGGGCGGCGTGATTTTGTGGCGCCTCGATACCTCGTCAATCAAAGATGCAATCGTGGCACGCATTGAAGCCGGAACGTTCAAATTACACGCCGAAACCGACGAAATTTATGCCCGGCATTTGGTGAGTGAAGAAAAGGTTTTAGATAAACGCGGCCGATTCGTTTGGATGATCAAACACCGGCAGCCGAACCACTTACTTGACGCCGAGGTTTATGCCGCCGCAATGGCGGATCCTGAATGTGACGGTGGAGTTTATGTGCTTCCGGATCCGGGCGGCTATGAAAAAACATTCAACCGGGGATCCTTAAAAAAATCAAAAAGGAGAGAATCAAGATGGTGACCGCAAAAATTGAGCGATCAACGTTGATCACCCGCGAAGAAATCGAGCGAACCGCCGGCGTATCCTGGCCGGTTATACGGCGATGGATTCAAGACGAGGGATTCCCGGCAAAAAAAATGGGCCGGTTATGGATTAGCGACGCCGGTTTGATCAATTCATGGTTCCGGCACCGTCTCGAGCGCGACAAGGGTCGTTTCACCACTTGAAAAACTTGTCAAGCGAAAAAGAAATAATTTGGTCGTATTTTAAATAGGTTTTTTGATATTTAACCGCCCGTTTTCCGAAGCGGTCAAAAACCCTATGCTAGAAATGGAAAACACACACATTTCTAGCATGGGGTTTTTTTATGGCTTTTACAACTTGGACGGCGCTTTATCAACAGATGTTGGATGACTGGGCCGACAGAACGTGGATGGTCAAATCTTATACCCAACAGGATAAGGTGATGATCTATCGATCCGCCGCCGATTTTCTGGACGGTCTTAATTTCGTCAAACATCAAATGGAGCAAGAAACCGGGGCCTTTAGTCCTAGAACTTACGGAAAACCCATGCGCGGGGGAAGATAAAAGTGATTTTTGATACATGGCGACGGAAATCCGTTTTGACTCAGATATTTGAGGAAAAATACCGGCAGGTTAAAAAAATGAATCTCCCGGCCGGCGCCGGCAGCACACCGATCAAAGAGCGCTATGTTGCCGGGAAAACATTCCGCACTCTGGGCGATTGGTCGCCGGGTTGGGTATCTGTGAACGATCTTTTGGCGACCAGCGGACAAACGATAAGAAACCGGGTCCGCGAATTGGTCCGGAATTTCCCGCCGTTCAAGCGGGCCGTCAATGTTTTGGTTGACTACACTGTCGGTGATTCGGTGGAATATCAGCCGCGAGTTAAGCGGTTAAATGGCGCATTAAATCAGGAACTCAATCAAAAAATTACCGACGCCTGGTTATTTTGGGCCGACGAGGCGGACGTTTCCAAAAAATTGCACTTATTTGATTTGATGCGACTTGCAAAGCGGCAAGAGGTTGAAGCGGGCGAGTTTGTTATTGTTCGCCAGGCGCGCCGGGATCCCGGCCGGTTTCTGCAACTGGCCTTGCAAGTTTATGAAGCCGATTGGTTGACGGATCAAAACGTCAAACCGGGATCCGCAAACGCGATTGTTGAAATGGGCGTTGAATACGAGCCGAGTACCGGGGCGGCGGTGGCCTATCATTTCGCGGATCCGGATTCATGGGGGAAAGCGATCCGGATCCCGGCGGATCGGATTGTCCACGGTTTCGATACACTGCGCCCGGGTCAATTGCGCGGCGTTTCGGATTTGGTGACCGCTGTTATGCTCGCGCACGACTTGAGCGATTACATGGACGCGGAAATTGACGCGGCAAAACTGGCGAGCCGTTACCTGGCATTTGTGACCTCTCAGGATCCAATGTCGTTTCAAACCAACCGGGCCGTTGATACTGAAACCGGGGCCAGTGTGGAGAAAATCGAAGAAATCGAATCCGCGATGATTGAATATCTGCGCCCTGGTGAAGGTGTGGTCTTTGCAAAACATGAACGCGGCGGCACGGCTTTCGAGGCGTTTGTCAAACTCATTTTGCGGCTGATCAGTATATCAACGGGGATCCCTTATGAAATCCTGGCGCAAGATTACGGTGATCTGAATTATACATCGTTGAGGGGCGCTCGAAACGATATGCAAAAACATTTTTTGCCATTACAGGGCCGTTTTGTACGGCAATTTTGCGAGCCGATGAAAAAGTGGTTTTTGAATGCGGCGGTATTGGAAAACCGGTTGATCCTACCGCGCTATTTTAGTGATCCCTGGTTTTATCAGACGGCTTACTGGCAACCGCCGGGACTTGAGGCGATTGATCCACTACGCGAGGGGAAGGCCGATATTGACCGGGTGGAAAATCTTCTCATGTCACCGCAGGAGATCGCGAGCCGGCGCGGCCGAAATTACACCGAAATTTTAGACGAATTGCAGGAAGCAAAACGGCTTCAAATCGAGCGAGGCCTCATGAAACAATCAACAAACACCGCATTGAAATCAAACCCGGCAGCCGTGGCCGATCAATAGGCAAAAACCCGAAAAACCGTCAAAATGGCGCTGTAATCGTTTGACGTTAACAAGTTAACCAATCATAAGCATCGGGTCGAGATCGTCGATCCTGGCGCAATCTGGCGCTCCAAAAGTTAACAAAAAGGGGTTAAAGGGTTATGAAATTGAAAACACGCGCGGCAGCCGTGGCCGGCAGCCGCAAAAACAGAACACCGGCAACTCTCGATGAAAAAACGAGATCGGTTGATGTTTTGATCGCTACCGAAAACCCGACTTCAGTTATGGGCGAACGGGAAATGTTATCGATGGACGGCGCCCGGTTGCCGGCTGATGATTACCTACCGCTTTTGAACTCCCATGATCGCATGGACACAAGAAACGTCTATGGATCCGTTGATAACATCCGGATCCAAAACGGCAAGTTATACGGCCGGGCGAACTTTTCAACGGTAAAGGAAGCCGACGACGCATTTATAAAGGTGAAAGAAGGGCATTTAATCGATGTTAGTGTGGGTTATACCGTGCAAAAATATCTCATGGTCGAACAGGGCAAAACAATCAAGAAAAACGGCCGCGCATTTAAAGGGCCTTTGTTGGTCGCAACCGATTGGACTCCGAAAGAAGTGAGTTTGACGGCGGTGGCCGCTGATAATAAAACCCGCGTGAGATCGGATTCAAAAAAAGGAGTGAAAAAAATGGATGAAAAAATCAGAGCATGGCTCGAAAAACACGGCTTGGATCCCGAGGCGTCGGACGATGACGCCCTGGAATTCATGCAAACGTTAAAGGTTCGCTCGGACGGTGACGACGGCGATCACACTCAGGTGACCGAGCCCAAGAAAAACAAAACTGACGGCGCGGCCGAGCCGGATCCCGCCGAGCGCGCGATTATGAAAGTGAGGGCCGAGCAAACCCGATGCAGTGAAATTACTTCAATGTGCCAGAAATTCGAACTGGCCGAGCGGGCCGCTGAATTCATTCAGAAAGGCTACAGTGTGGCGAAGGTGCAAGGGATTATCCTTGATCAGATGGCCGAGCGCGAAACGCCCACGCTCCGGATCCAACAGGGCCAGGACGCCGCCGACAAATTCAGGGCCGCCGCGAGTGATTCGATACTTTTACGGGCAAACGTCGAAATCGTTACACCGGAAAAAATCGCACCAGGCGCCGAGGATCTGCGCGGCCTATCGCTACGCGAGCTCGCCCGCGAGGCTTTGCGCGTGGCCGGCATGAGGGTCGGCGGCTTTCCACTGGAGATGATCGGCCGGGCACTCACCACAACCGATTTCCCGGCTATTCTGGCTGACTCTGCCCGGAAATCGCTCTTTTCAGGTTTTGAGATGGCGGAAGAGACGTGGCCCATGTGGTGTGGAACGGGTGAGGTATCGGATTTCAAAACTCACACCTTGCCGCGCTTGAGCGAAACGAGTGATCTTGATTTGATCGCCGAGCACCAGGAATACACCTACAGTGATCGCAAAGATATCGCCGAGAGTTATGCCGTCGCAACTTACGGCAAACTCTTTGCGATCACGCGCCAGGTGATTATCAATGATGATCTTTCGGCACTCACCTTGACGCCGGCCGCACACGGCGAGGCGGCCGCCCGGAAAATCGGCGACGTGGTTTATGCGGTGCTCAATGACAATGCCGCGATGGCTGATGGGGTGGCTTTGTTTCATGCTACCCATAGCAACCTGCAAACTTCCGGCGCTCCACCCGACACCGATCAGATCGCGGCCGGGATCCTGGCAATGAAATCGCAAACGGATCTTTTGGGGAAACGGCGGTTGCAATTGCGCCCGCGCTTTTTTATCGCGCCTCTCGCCCTGGAAGGATCCAGTGAGGTTTATTTCCGGTCAAATTGGTTCGCTACCGAGGCAAGCGCCGGCACACCTGACGAGGCATACGCCACCACCCGGGCGAATCCATACGCCGGCGATTATTTCAGCCGCGTATATGACGGCCGGCTCGACGATACCAGTGCAACCGCCTGGTATTTGGCCGCAACCAAAGGGAAAACCGTCAACGTTTATTTTCTCAATGGGGTTCAACGGCCGTATCTTGAGCAGAAAACCGGGTGGTCTGTCGATGGTATCGAGTACAAGGTAAGGATCGACGCCGGTGCGAAAGCCGTCGCCTGGGAAGGATTGTATAAGGATCCTGGCGCCTAAAAACAACAAATCGTGAGCTCGTCGCAACCTCCCGCCGAGCTCACACAAAAAAAAAGGAGTTTGAACCATGACGCTTAAAATGGGGCTCGATGCCCGCAAAATGATCGCTGAATTTGAATATGATTTCAGCAAACACGGCGGCGCTATCGGCGCGATCACGATGACCGGCGGGAAAATACCTACCGGCGCCTTGATCGTCGATGGCAAAATCTATACCGAGACGGCGCCGGTGGGTGCCACTGCCACGATAGCGCTTGGCCTTGCCTCGGCCAATGATATCAAAACGGCGACGGCGATCACATCTTTTACACTGGGATCAATTCAAGATGTGATCCCGGTAAGAACCGCCGCCACCGCTGTGCTTTTGGCTTCCGCCGCCGGCTTGACCGCGACAATCGCCACCGCCGCGCTGACGGCTGGAAAATTTCGCGTGTATCTTGAGTATTACTTGGTGAATTAGTCCCGGGGATCACTGGCGGACCTAACAAGGAAATGGCCCGGGGCCGCGTTCTGGGTCCCGGGCTTTTTTGGGGTCTAATGGGCCGGCATAAAAAAAACTGTAATTGTGGCACTTGTAAAGCCGCTCCGCAATGGTATCAGGGTGTTAGGTGTGGGCGGTGTGGATACTTGAAAAGCCAAAATTATCAATGTGAAATATGCGAAACAAGAAAATTGGAGAGAAAAGCCGAACCGGATCGCAAATATAACATAAAAAAAAAAGAACGGAAAAACATCCATGAACAAAGAGAAAAAATCATTGCGGCCAATCACCACCATGACAAATTGGTTGATCTGTCTCGTATTTTGTTGGTGGCTTTATGGCATTGGTGCATTGACGACCTATGCCGAACCATATCAAGCGGTCAAATGGCCGAAAGCGAGCCAGAAAAACATCCTGGCGAAGTATAAGATTACAGTTTTCGATCAAAATAATGTGGCCGTGAAAACCATCGTTATTGATTTTGATAAAACGCCGGTGGCTTGGATCCATAAAGGTGTGGTCGTATTTGATCAGCCGGCCGATGGAACGGGGATCCCATGTCGGGTTGTATTGGACTATGGTGCGATTGCTTTAGCACCCGGTGACTATATTATCACCATACAATCCGGCAATTTTAACGATATTTTTTCAGATTTATCATTGAGTGCAAAAATCCATGTTAAAAAAAACAAGGATCGTGAAACAATAATTTTCGAAAACGAGGCGGGCGCGGTAGCGCGAAAAATCGACTATGCTGAAACATGGTTTT